ATAGAAATGGATCATCTAAATGGGGATACAAATATCAAAAATATTATGTTTAACCCAAGGTTAAGTATGTACCAGTGGGAACAACAATTTTGGAGTAATAAGTTATTTGAAACAGAAGAGTATGATCCCGTATATTCAGCAGCAATTGATACCACATTTTGTCTGGTAAATAAAAAGTTTTTCAGGGATTATGAAGAGCCTATGCAAATTAAAGATTTGTGTGTGAGGATTGGTGGAAATTTTACTGCACAACATTATGGATGGTATAATAATCCTCCATTAACAAAAGATGAATATGAATATTATTTGTCTCAAATTCCACCACAATGGTCTTTTACAAGCAATGAAATAAAAAGAAGGAAAGGTCTATAATGACTAAAAGAGTTTTACTCACAGGAGCAAGTGGATTTGTCGGAAGTCATGTGCTTAGACATATTCTAGTTAATACAGATTGGTTTGTAGTATGCCCTACAACATTTACCCATAAGGGTCTTACAGATAGAATTCGAATAGCCTGTGACGATATTCCAGATGCTTATAAGCGTATTAAGGTACTTAGATGTGACTTTACTGCACCAATATCCGCAGTAACTGCACACGAGTTTGGCAATATTGATTATGTAATTAATGTTGCATCAGAGAGTCATGTGGACAGAAGTATCGAATACCCAGCCCCATTTATTATTAACAATGTGTCGTTGATGTGCCATCTATTAGATTGGGCTAGAATTGCACAGCCAGAAAAGTTTTTGCAAGTATCTACAGACGAGGTTTATGGACCTGCTCCAGCAGGGTATGCACATCGTGAATGGGTAGATCAGCACTTCCCAAGTAATCCATATTCAGCTTCCAAAGCTGCACAAGAGGATATTGCATTCTCATACTGGCGTACATACGGAATCCCTTTGGCTATTACTAATACTATGAATATTATTGGTGAAACGCAGGATCCAGAAAAGTTTATGCCTATGACAATTAAGCGTGTTCTTAGTGGAGAAAAGATGACCATTCACGCATCACCTAATGGAGAAATTGGAAGCCGTTTCTACTTACACGCTAGAAATCAAGCGGATGGACTGCTTCACGTTCTTAACCAGCACTTCCCATTATACGGAGAAACCGAAATGCCAGAGCGTTTTCATATTGTTGGGGAGCGTGAAGTTAATAACCTTGAGATGGCTCAAATGATTGCTGATGCAGTAGGAAAACCTTTGAATTATGAGTTGATAGATTTTCACTCATCACGCCCAGGTCACGACCTACGCTACGCACTTGATGGAAAAAAGATTTTGGATACTGGTTGGTCACTACCAATACCGCTTGAAGAATCTATTAAAAAGACTGTTGAGTGGACTTTGGCTCATCCAGAATGGTTAAATCTGTAAAATGTCTTTATCGTTAATTGTGCCAGTGTTAAAAAGATTTGATTTATTTGCAGAATTAATGGCTTCAGTCGATTACCCCGTCTTACCAATTGTTATTGATAATTGGCGGGGTAATCGTGGAGTTTCTCCAGCTTGGAATTTAGGAATGAAAAAATCTTTACAGGCAGGTAATCAGTATGCTATTATTTGTAATGACGATGTAGTATTTGAACCAAATGTTATCTCTGAGTTATTTCAAACAATAAAAGATACTGGAGCCGTAATGGTTTCTGCAAATCAGTGGGAAGTGGAAAAAGACTACACTCTTACATCATGGACAGATTATTGTTGTTTTGCTGTAGATATTAAACAATTAATTAAAAATGTTGGATGGTTTGATGAAAATTTTTATCCAGCATACTTTGAGGATAATGATATGAGAAGGCGTGTGGAATTGGCTGGGTTAGATTCTTATACAAGAAAAGATTTAAAAATTACTCACGCCGTATCTGCTACGCAATGGGCAGATCCAAACAATCCAGTTACATCAGAAGAAGCTTTTATGAATAATATGAAGTATTTTATAAAAAAGTGGGGCGGAGAGCCGTATAAAGAAACTTATACAAATCCATTTAACAATCCAGAAAACAACTTAAAATATTGGGAGAACAGATGACAAGAAAACAAGAATTAGAAAATTTATATCAGGCATCAATAGAAGCTCCATCTGGAGATGAAATTCTTGAGGTGGCTATAGAAGTAATGGATTTACTTATTAGAAAGAATATTTCTTATGGGGATTCAGCTTTGCATCCAAATGGTATTTTTGCTAAGGGGGATGCGGTAGAACAACTGTCTGCCCGCCTTGACGATAAGTTAAATCGGGTAAAGAATAATCAATCATTTGAAGGTGAGGGAATGATAGATGCAATTGATGATATTATTGGTTATCTTGTTTTACTAAAGATTGCCCTACAAAATAAACAAAATTAGTGTATAATAGTTATAACAAAGGATAAAAAATGCCAAACTACGATTACAAATGCTTAACCTGTGAAAAGGTTTTTGCTCAAATTGTCTCTATTGATGATAGAGATGTAGTGCCCTGCGAAGATTGTGATGGGAAAACAGAAAGACTTCTTACCTTTAACGGTATGGTTTGGGCACCAACAGCAGGTGGGTGGAGATAATGGCTAAGAAACAAGGCATAACTCCAATGAATTTAAATCCTAATTGGATTGTCACTGAAGAATACAGTTACGGAAAAGACTTGATTGTGCCAGGAGACAAAATTAAAATTAAATTTGAGCGTGGAGAGTACAAGTTTATTCATCATGTTTTTCACATTAAAAAAGAGGTTGAGTGGATTGATTGTATAGGTCCAGAAGGATTTCGCTCTTTTTACACCGATCAACTCAAGGGTAAAGTAAAAGCTAAAAAGTTTAGGAAGAAAAAGAATGTCGACTGAAATTGAAGTTGCCAGTAAATTTGATCAAATGAATAGCGTTGTAGAAGAAATGCTAAAAGGTAATAATCCTACAGCAATTGCTAGACAACTAGGAATTAAAAGAACTGAAGTGCTAGAGCATTTGGATACTTGGAAAAGCCTTGTAAAAGGAGATAGTAGTATTCGTGAAAGAGCAAAAGAAGCACTTGCTGCCACAGATCAACACTATGCAATGATTATTAATCGTGCCTGGGAAACAGTAGAGCAAGCAGATGGAAATGATCAATTAAATATTAAAGCTCAAACTCTAAAGCTAATTGCTGATGTTGAGGGTAAAAGAATTGATATGCTTCAAAAAGCGGGACTACTTGAAAACAGTGAAATTGGTGATCAATTACTAGAGACAGAAAGAAAGCAAGAGATACTCGTAAATATTCTAAAATCTGTTACAGCAAACTGTGATCATTGTAAATTTGAAGTTGCTCGTCAATTATCAGAGGTGACTGGAAAGATTGAGCCTGTAAATGTTTGAGTTTGATGAGTTTCTTAGTGCATTGGCAGATGATGTATTTGAAGAAATGCCTGTGGAAATTGAAGAGTTTGTTACAAGTAAAGAGTTTCTTGGACTCCCGCCACTTTCTGAAAACCAATACACAATGATTAAGGCATCGACTCAAGTTTATAAATTAGAAACTCTTATTCAGCTTCATGGTGAAGAAGAAGGACGCAAGATACACAAGCAAACTTGTACAGAAGTTATATTCCAACTAGGCAAGGGTTCTGGTAAAGATTATGTTTCTACAATTGCCTGTGCATTTATTGTTTATCGGTTACTTTGCCTCAAAGACCCCGCCAGATATTTTGGTAAGCCCACAGACGATGCCATTGATATTATTAATATTGCTATTAACGCAGAACAGGCTAAGAAAGTTTTCTTTGGAGGCTTCCTAAAAAGAATTAAGAATTGCCCCTGGTTTACAGGAAAGTATGATGATAAGGTTGCATCTATTACATTTCCTAAATCTATTACAGTGCACTCTGGTCACTCTCAAAGAGAGTCTTGGGAGGGGTACAATGTTATTATGGTCATCCTTGATGAGATTTCAGGCTTTGACCATGAGTCAACATCTGGTAATGCAAGTGCAAAAACTGCTGAAGCTATTTATAAGATGTATCGTCAATCTGTTACATCTCGCTTTCCAAGTGTGGGAAAAATTATTCTACTTTCATTTCCCCGATTTAAGAATGACTATATTCAGCAAAGATATAATCAGGTTGTTGCAGAGAAAGAAATTGTTATTAGGCAGCACACCTTTAAAAAAGATACAGATCTTCCAGATGGTATAAAAGAAAATGAATTTATAGTTGAGTGGGAAGAAGATCATATTACCCATTACAACACTCAAAAAGTTTTTGCATTAAAGAGACCAACTTGGGATATTAATCCAACTATTAAGATTGATGATTTGGCTCAAGCTTTTTATGATGACCCAACCGACTCCCTTTCTCGTTTTGCTTGTATGCCACCAGATGCCGTAGATGCTTTTTTTAAGTCTCGTGAAAAAATTGAAACAGCATTTGTTCAAAAGAATGGTATAGATGAAAAGGGTGCATTTGAAAATCATTTTGTGCCAGATGAAGAAAAAGAATATTTTGTCCACGTTGACCTTGCTCAAAAACATGATCATTGTGCCGTTGCTTTGGCACACATTGACCATTGGGTAACTATGAAAATTGCGGGACAGATGAAAGATGCTGCCCCTAAAGTTGTAGTAGATGCAGTAAGATGGTGGACACCTACAAAAGATAAGTCAGTAGACTTTGCTGACGTAAGAGATTACATCCTAGAGTTACGTCATCGTGGATTTAATATTAAATTAGTTACATTTGATAGATGGAACTCTCACGACATGATGCAACAAATGATTGCTTATGGAATGAAGTCTGAAATTCTTTCTGTGGCTAAAAAGCATTATGATGATATGCAGATGGTAGTTGTCGAAGAAAGACTTGCTGGACCAAAGATTAATTTGTTAATTGAGGAATTACTACAATTAAGAATTATTAAGGATAAGGTTGACCACCCTCGCAAAGGCTCTAAGGATCTATCTGACGCTGTTTGTGGGGCTATTTACAATGCCGTGTCAGGTACTGCAAGAAATGCTAATCAGGAAGTTAAAGTTTATGACTATGCCTCGTATCATAGAGAAACAGAAGAAGATTACTTAAAACAAAATGCGGGAATCATCAGGATGCCCGAAAGCAATTATATGCCAGATAGCATTAGGGATTATCTCGCAGCAGATATTCCTCAAACAGAAGAACAAGGTTTTAT